GATATTTTAAATAAAACCGATGATGCCGAGAGTAGTTTTTACCGAGATGTAACATTAGATTTAAAAAACAATGACAATTTATCACCCGGTGGGTTATATACCGAGAGTACAACCACTGACATTGAAGCTAGCTACGATGAAGCAGCTATCAAGAATTCATTAACTAATTTGTTTTCCACAATGCCTGGTCAGAAACTACTAAATCCGGATTTTGGTTTGAATCTATCTCAATTTTTATTTGCACCTGTTAGTGCCACAATAGCTAGAATGATTGGTAACAGAATTGTAGAAGGTATTGAAAGATATGAACCACGAGTCACAGTAGAAAATGTCAACGTATATCCAGATCCTGATGAATCATCATACCAAATAGAATTGAGTATAAAGATACCAACATTAAGTAATCGTAATGTGTCATTTACAGGCATGTTACAACAACCAGGTTTTAGTTTTGCATAATTATGAGTGAAAAATTTACAGAATTCGGTCTATCAACAGATAGTTACGCGGCTTTTGACGCTACAACGTTAAAAGCATTAATACAGGATCGATTATCAACCTCCGGAGTTTTTACCGATCATGTTTTTGAAGGTAGTAATCTCTCATCTATAATAGACATTGTCGCGTATAGTTATCATACATTATTATTTTATCTGAACCGTACTTCTAGCGAAAGTATTTTTACCGAAGCTCAGTTATACGAAAACGTAAACAGAATTGTAAAATTACTAAACTACAATCCAAGTGGTTATAAGACTTCTGTATTAACATTTGCCGCAAAAGGTACAATGGCTCCTGGTAGTTATACCATTCCGAGATATAGTTTTATTGATGTTAGCGGAGTCAAATTTTCTACAGCTACAGATATATCGTTCGGGAAGCTCACAAGTGTTGAAGAGCTAATAAACACTATTGGAGATAATCACCTACTGTATCAAGGATCATTTGAAGAATATGCCTCACAGACTGCAGTAGGAGAAGACTTTGAAGTTGTAACACTATCACTGAATGAATCAATAAAGCCGGATCATTTCAATATACATGTGTATGTGAAATCAATACAAGATAATAAGTGGCATGAGTACAAACAAACAGACTCGCTGTTTTTAGAATCCCCATCATCACTGAGTTTCGAGAAAAGACTGAATGAGAGCATGTTATATGAAATCCGGTTTGGTAATAATATATATGGTCGGAAACTGTTACCAGGTGATGAAATAGCGATATATTATTTAAAATCTGACCAATCACAAGGAGTGATTGGAGGAAACGCGATGAAAGGAACACTCACACAACTAACAACAACAAAATTTTTACAAATCCGATCAGATATAAAACCATCAAATATAAATTATATTTCGATAGGGGATCTGCAGCAACTAACATTAACAAATTCAGACCCATCAACTGAGCCAGAATCAGAAGAGTCTGTTGAACGTATAAAAACATATGCACCACGGTTTTTTGAGAATCAAAATAGACTGATCACCGCACGAGACTTCGAATCTTACATTAGCAAGCAATTTGGTAATATTATACTCGATACAAAAGCCGTATCAAATAAGGAATATATCGATGGTCATTTAGCTTATTATACAGAAACACTCAAATTACAAAAACCGAATCTTGAATCCCGGCTGCTTTACAACCAAGTAACCTTCGCTGGGTCTACAAACTTTAACAACGTGTATATATACGCTATACCTAAGTTTGAGAAGATGTCAACTGCTACACCGATGGTAAACTTTTTATCAACAGCCCAAAGAAATTTGATAATTAATAGTGTTAACAACATTAAAACCCTCACTAGTGAGCCAGTGATTATTGATCCTGTTTACATGGCGGTAGATCTTGGCGCCGCCACCCCGGCGGAAAAGCTAGATGTGAGTATGAGAGGCAGTACAAAATTAAATATTGTTAAGAGAAAAGGGAGTAAACGAGATGATGATATAATAAAAGAAGAGGTGGTTAATATAATAAAAAAATATTTCGGTACAAACATCAGGTTACAGTATTTGTTTGATATCAACGCAATGTACGGTGATCTCTCTGATGTAGATGATATTGTTGATATATACATGACAAGAGACGACAATCCAGGGGTGCGTAGTGAAGGGATAACATTTTTAACATGGAATCCATCATACCATGATGCAGATATTTCAATTGTATCACAAAACAAACTATATAAATATTTTCAGTGTCCGTATTTGTTTGACACTAGTAATTTGATAAACAAAATAAATATTTTGACATCAGATACTGTCTAAAAAAACCATGATTGATGACGCGGTATATTTAGACTTTCGTAGAGCGATTGAAATTTGGGATTATAGTGTGGATGAATACGTCCCGCTAGGAGACATCGAAGAACCTACATTTTATACTTTACCATCAAATCCAGTTCGCATGAGAATAGAGTTTTCTAAAATTGAAGAGGAAGCTCAAGAGAAGGGATGGTATCTATCGAAAAATTTCATTCAATGGCACATGGGTAACGGAGAAGTTGTGCAAGGAAACAACATGTCCTATGTTTATTATGTACCAGGTGTATACAACATAACCATATACATCTCCAGGAGTGATGGAAAGGTTATGACTCTTGGCTCAATCAATCAAGAAACTATTAGTGTTAAAATAAAAAATGTTGTAAATACTAGTATCGAAGCCAAGCCTCGAGGTACGGAAGGAGAATCCCCTGGAGAATGGAACGAGCTCACGCAAACATTTGGAGATATAGAAGCTTTTTGGGGGTATAATATAAACATAGAAGCGAGCCAAATAAGCATGCCCATAGATGTTGTCACAACATGTACATGGCAGTTATACAACGAGAAAAGATTGCAACATGTTTCATTATACGCTGAAGCTGCCGGTTTAGTTTTTTCAAAAACATATACTCGTGGAAACGAATCCGCTCCATTAAAAACAGCCGCATATGATGATAATAAATACGCTCAGTTTCAAAAAACATGGCGGTTCACATCAGATTCTCTTGGCAGTACACCTATTGACATTACTCAATCCCCGTGTGAGAAAATTTATGCCAAACGCTCCGGTAGTACATATGATTTATGCCCAGAAGACCACCCGGATGCTGAGTTTGTTGGTATTAGTGGTGTGAGCACAGTGTATTATGTCGATGATTCCCCGGCAATATTATACAATGGATCGAGATTTGCGTACCGGTTATCATTTCAACTCGATACAACTGATTGGCCAGGTCAGTACAATTGGACACATATTGCTGAAGACGCCATAAAAAATAATTCAGATTATGTTGACACACCACAACGAATAGTTGGACCGTCGGATTATGTACGCGCCACTGTATCACCAGCTGAGGTTGATAGAATTGTGATAACCTCCACCGGTATCGATGGTCATGATATAACTCGGTATAAATTTCAAAATAGTCAGATACCGTTTGTGATGAGCATAGCAGGTCCATCTGGAAGAATTATAAAAGACGCAAAACCACTGGTTCCTAACCAATATATATTCCTTAAAAGATTTAAAACCGAGGAAGTCATGCAGATGCTAACAACTACACCAGATTTAGGTAATGATACATATATCATTGGGTTATCTTCTGCTAGTGAGGATGATTATGATGTTAAAAATATTAGTTTTTCATTAAACCACAATCTTTCATCTATCAATTTATATAGTTCAATTGCGTGTACATTAAGCAGTAGTGCCCCTATCGAGAATGTTTGTATTGTAGGTGCTATAAATGCAGATTCTGGATTAATCATAGGTCAAAGCAAGACATTTAACATTTTACCAGCAGAAGGAAAGGATTCCTTTTTTAAACACGGTGAAGAAATCGACATGGGACGTATAGTAAATAATAATATACTTCAAGAAAATATAAATCAAAACTCTCGAGTTGCTTCACTATTTAATGCTGTGTTTGGTAATTTTAATGACATGCCTTCATCTCTCGGGAAGATAATATATGAAAAAATCGATAATTTTGTAGCGAACAATTCCGACATTGATACTTGCAATGTTAAATCAATATATGGATTGTCTCAATCTCTAAACAGAGATTTACAAAGCTACAATTATACATATCCCGGAGAGATCAGTCGGTTAGTAAACATACTATCAACCGGTGTTCATAGACTCATAGGTACACGCGATCAATATGTCGATGATTTTCATGATATAACGATTGTTGATGAAAATACCGGGGATGTACACTACGGAAGAAATATTGGGATGACACAACTTTCAATTGAAACATACATAGTATCCGCTGGTGTCCCAATTATTGCAAAAGAATTATATGGTGATAATCGATATAAAATAATACCAAACTATGTTGCTGGTGACCCAGCGGCACCAGGATACACAACACATCAGGGTATTAACGGACTGTCATCATACCCACTATCATCATATACAACTGACTGGAACTGGGGACTATCATACCCACAGAACAACATAAACAAATTTTCTGATTACTATGATTTTTACGAGTATGTTGATAACAATACATACTCACTATCGAGCTTCTCTCAAAACTCCGGTTTGATAAACTGGAACTCTACTGCAGAGATAATAAACAGATCTACAATTGACGAGTCGAGAAACACATTTGATGATTGGTTTGGAGAGGATGGTATTGTTGATGTTAATCTTTCCTTTGCATTACATCATGGTTTAAAGACGATAAATTGAATTTACTGTATAAATAAATTTGATGAGTAATCCTATAAACAGATTTCAGAACACCGATGTTTATAATAGCTTAATAAACCCTGATTCCACACAACATGATGACAGTGATGCTCCGTTTAGTTTGTTGCAATGGATTGAACATTCCGGTGGACTGAAATCCATAGATCAACATGTTGATGAATATAATGATTATATAAAAGAGTGGAGACGTATTAAAAATACGGCGTTAGATAATGACAATATAACAATAAAAAATATTTACATTAATTTTCTCAAAGAAATTGTGATGAATTATACATCAGAAGAAGAGAGAAGATTTATAAAAACAGCAGATTTTTCAAATCCTGTTGAGGTGGATGCAGTCATACCGTTTTTTGTTAAACGTATAAAAGAAATAATATTGTTACTATACAAATCTAGACATGAATCCAGGTTCCAAAAAATAAAATATAGCTTAAAAGGAACGAGCAAAGGTCTTGAAAAAATAATATTTGATTATATTGTTCGGTTTGTTGGTCGAGAGACACTAAGTTCATTACAATTCGATCTACCCGATCTACAGAGCACAACAGAAAATATTCGAATCACATTCAAGGATACATATGACCTGTCACCATCGTATTATGATACAGGTTATTTGTACACCTCTGGAGGAGAACTCACCACCGCATCAGGTGATATATATGTAGGTTATTATAATATCATAAAAACTAGTAATGGTGAGGTGCTTTATTTGCCAGGAAAAACACCCACCGGTAATGAAGACTCGTTATCTCGTGTTAATTATAGAATACCATTAAAATCTAGACCTGGTATTGTCAGATTTAGTAACACTAATATTATCGATTTCAACGAGGCAGGTACTGAATACTAACTATGGATCCATCATCATATAAACCGTTAGATGTACCTCCAGAGTTATTTTCTGATATTGACAAGCTTGTCGATCAATTATTATTAGAAAACAACGTAAGTGAAGTATCACAATTACCATTGTCATGTTTTTCAAATTACACAGCAAAAAAAGAGAATCTAAACCTGTATAATCAGGTAAGAGCTGTTGAAACATTCATCGGTAATGATATGATGTATATATCCGCCGGTTCTACCACGTCGCATTATATGACAGGCGTTGCGGTTGACAAGCAAAACAATCAACACAATCTACTCAACATAAACAACCCGACATGTAATTTTATCCCTGGTACTCAACGAGCTACTTACGATCAAATAGGAGGATTTTTTTTACCGCAGTTCATTTCTCCACTCACATACGCTAGTTTTTCTCCTAGTCCTGTTATATTACATGACAAAATTGAACCAAATGAGCAGTATATTTTACCAGATACAACAATATACGGTGCGGTATTTGGTAACACACCGCATGGTGTTGATCTACCAATTGATCATGTTGAAAACAATTCTTTATTCAAACCACCACCCGTAGATATAGGAATGAATGGCCGTGTCTATAACGCGGAAAAAATACCAACATTTCATAACTACACATCAACTGAGATAACACTTGGTGTTCCAAAATTTGGGGTTAGTAAATTTACTGACAATTACGATTTTTGGGCCAATTCTTCACAAGGGGATGTATGGGCAAATCAAGATGTATACGAGCTGACAGAAGCCAATAAATTTTATATAACTGAACGCTCATATGAATTATTAACAGATTTATGTGAATCACCATACAGATGGCGGACAGATATTTATGGTAACGAATATTTGTTATATAAACCTGCAACATTTTTAAATTCAAAAATACATGGTGGTTCAGACACAAATCATGATGGGATCGATGATAAGATTGGTTCCAATGACCCAGATTCAAAACCTAAATATGATCCAGACGATGGAAGCCCAGACGGTGTAGATCCTGGCAAGATTGGAGAAGGTGGAAGCGGCCCTGACGATCCTGGAGGTGGTGACACAAGTGGTGATACAGGTGGTGGTTCCAAAATTGACGAAGACACCGGTGAAGAGATCGTTGATACTGATACACCTCAACAAACAGAAGCTGCATCGTTACCAGACCAATTCGCGGTACGTGAATGTAACTTTTGGTTGTATGGTGGTGATTCTTTTGATCCAACTGACGAAACTGCAATATTAGACTGGAGAACGTTTGATGTAGAAGATCCAGAATCCGGAGAAACAGTAACCGTCACAGGAACTGTTTCATCTATAATTGATGGTGGATGGAGACCTCAAAGAACAGGAGCTCAGACAACATATACACCAGGAACAACACAAATAGATAGTACCACAGTTGTTCATTGGCCGATTGAGGGGTCAGCTGCCGAAGATCAAACAGAAAATGAAGCTGAAATTATGGCCATGGGGACATATGGTGCTGATTATGTTAACGGGTTTTTCGATCTAGGAATGTATGAACATCAAACAACAGATGCGCTAGGTGCGGATGAGGAGGTTGAATGGCTGCCAGATTATACCATAGGACCAACCGAAAACTCTAAAATGACAGTATTGACAGACACAAAGGCTGATATTGAAGCCAAGTGGACAAAAGTGTTTAATACTATATATTCATCTCCACCAAAATGGAGACCAACAGGTGACCCTGCTTATAATGCAGCTGGTCGATCAGAAGCTGACCCTAATTTTCGTTACAAGTTAGCTGATGGTGGTTGGGAGGACCCGTTAGTCACTGAAATAAACTACTTAACATTTCGCCGCGTGAATTGTGATCGTGCATCATATATTGTAGGTTCGTTCGGAGCCTCCGGTCGCCCGGATTTTGGAAATCATGTCTTTGCGTGTCGCTTGTGGGATCTAACAGACGATCCCGCAACATATCTTAACACCGAGAAAATGAGAGGGTATGTGAAAAAATTCATGGTTGAGTCCACTCTCCCGGAGGAACAAAAGGATCAAGAAGCCCAAGAGATTATAGATCAACAAATCGCGAACGCACGTGAACGTGGTCCTATGCATGCACAGTTTTTACGAAGCCCATTAAATTTTATTAAAG